TCCAGTTAAATGGTTCTGAATCTGGAGCAGATGGAATCATTGTGTAACTTGTTTCAGTTCCCTGACCATTACGCTTTAGCTTCCATGAAATATTTGATATGCTACCTGTTTCAAGTGCATATTCACGAATAGTATTAAATGCAGATTGCTTGCTTACACCCATTGACCAAATAGCAACATGTGGCTCTTCAATTCCATCATCTACAAGTACATTGCAATAGAAACGAAGTCGGCCTCTCCAGCCAGCCTTTGGATCCTTGCGATGCATCTCTTCAGCCCAGTCACGACCTTCTGATTCCATTGTGTCTACAGCCTTGCGCTTGTAGTCCTTTGGGTTTGTGTGTTCCTTAACAACTAGTGCAAGACCACGTTCTGCATTATAGTTTGCAGAGTCTTCATCTAGTTCTTCAATGAAACGAATTTTTACTGACTGTCCGTCAGCAAGTTTTAGCCATCTTACCTTTGGCGAGTTTTCATCATACTTTGGCTTGTCAACTAGGGCATTAATGTTCTTGAGTCCCTTTACAATAGTCATATTATTTTTCTCCTTGTTTTTTATTTTATAGTATTAACCCAAAATGTTTTAAAATAAATATGATAGCAAGAGCACTCCATAGTATATTAAACCATATTAAGGTTGGTATAGTTTTTACTGTTGATGACCATATCAAACCTAAACTTGATACTAAAGCAAAGATGTAAAGCCACCATATACTTATATCAAATAAAAGACCTGGAATAATAATTATACCTTTTGCAACAAATGCAAAAAACTCAACAGTATTTGCCTTTGTCCAATATGATCTATGACCCATTGTTTTTAAAGCAATAACCCATTCCAGACGCTTATTTTTTGTTTTGTTTTTCATAACCATCTATTCTATTTTAGCATACCGATGATAGAACTGTCAAACTGAAACTCCAGTTTTTTGATTGCATTATCATCCATATCGCCTATATCTTTATATTTTTTATCTATATAAACCGATGTGACTATTGATCCAAGCTTTTCAATTAACTTATCTCTCATTATCACGCCAGCATCATCGTTATCCGCAATCAGTACAACGTTATTAAAATATTTTTCTAATAACTTTATCTGTGCTGCAGAAACATTTGCCCCTAGGGTAGCAACCGCAGGGAATCCAACTTGGTCTAATCTAATCGCATCAAAAGATGATTCAACAACATAGACAGTGCTTGATGCCTTAATTCTATGAAGATTAAACAACACCTTACCTTTTGGCAATCCAGGTGTATTTTTAAATTCTTTTCCTTCAACAGTTCTAGCAACAAACCCTATACACATTCCATCTGGTGAGTGTACTGGTATCGTTACTGAATCTTGTTTTTCTGAATACCCAAGACTAAATTTATTAATAGAGTCTTTTGTAATACTTCTTCCTTCAAAATATCTGACTGCTCTTGGAGACTCTAATGCTTGATTAGTTAATCTTTTAATTAAAAGCTCATCATATTGAACAAATTCTGGTTTTTCAATTAAAGCTTTGTTAACTGAATCTTCAATGCTTGTATCTTGTTCTTTGCTTTTAATATATCTAACCGACTCAAAGTATGTTCTATTAGATGTATGCATTATAAATTCAATAAGGTTTTTTGTTGTTTGGCATCCAAAACAAAAAAACGTTCCATGATCTTTTGATACTTCTCCAGCAGGAGTTCTATTGTTATTATGATATGGGCAAAATACAATATAGTCAGTTCCGTATTCTGCTTCAATGTCAATTCCAGCACCAGATAGAACACGACGGACTTGTTCTGCCGTATACATATCCTTAACCATTTTTATCCTCATAATCTTTATAACGATAGTATCCTCTATCAAAGTCTACTTGAACTAAAAAATCACCCATAAAACCATTTCTATTTTTTCTAAATACGCATTCAATAATATCACTATTAGTAGCACGGCCTAAAGCCATTACCCAGTCAGCATCATAAGCAATCTGTCTTGACCAAGCAGTTTGACCCAAAGTTGGTGGACTAGATAAATCTTTAACATCATCTGGTGTAGCAGAAGAGATAGCCATAATTGGAACCTCTTCACTAATACTCATAAGTTTTAATTCACGAGAAAGGTTTTTCATACGAACTGTTTCATTATCTGATTTTTGATTTGGACTCATTAGTTGTAAATAATCTACAACAACAAAGTCTGGTTTATATTGATCAATCTTTCCACGTATAACTGAAGGAGTTACTTCTCCCCCGCTATCATTAGAGATAATATGAAACTCTGGTTTACCTTGCAATTTATCAGCATGCCATTTTTTAAGCATATCAATCTCTACTTCGCCATTGCTAAGTTTACGATGAGACCAAAGACCTTCACCCATAATTGCAAATACACGATTACGAACTTCTGTTTCGGACATTTCAAGACTTATAACAAGTGGGCTACGACCCTGTTTCCAAGCCTGTACAGCGAAATACAGAGCCAACCATGACTTTCCAATACCTGGGTATGCAAGAAAGACTCCAAGCTGACCTGGCATAATTCCAGAAGGTAGGTAGTTATCAAATCCAGGAAGACCAGTCTTGATTCCAACTTGTCCAAGGTCTTGCATCTTCTTTACATTTTCAAAATAAGCAACTGCAGAATCAAGATCAGTTACTTCAATATCCCTAATTGCAGCAGTATTCTTTTTAAGTTCTGATGTTTTAGTAATTAAATGTTCAAGAGCGTTGTTACCATTACCGCTTTGAACTTCTCCTGCTGCATTACGTAAAATATCTTTAAGGCTATCGTTTAAATATTCTGATTGTAATTCTTCAAGATGGTGCTTTGTTGCACCAACTCCTTCTACTGGAGTAAAGTCTCTAAACTTTTCTACAACTAAAGATGTTGGCGGAACTGACTGATTATTTTCTGAATACTGTCTAATAAAATTCCAGACATCATTATGAGTTCTTAAAAGATTATCAACATTGGCTTGCAAAAGTACGTGGACCTGTTTATCGTTTAATACTGCAGTAATTAATTTTGCTTCTGTATTATTCACTAATCCACTTCCTTGCTAGTTCCCTGCGTTCTTTTCTTTCCTTAATATCTTGCTCTACTTCTAGTTTACCATTAAGAATTTTTTCTGCATTATAAGCAAAATAATTCCAATTAGGACTTTCTGCTATCTTAAAGTAATAATCTAATAAATCATAACATTGTGAAATACCGTATGACTCAACAAGAGCATCGGCTGCCCACTGTTCAACATTAAGATTCATGTTAGACTTGGCTTCGTATCTTTGTAGATGAAATTTATTATATCTACTTAGCAAAGCCATACGGTCTTTGCGTTCAGCCATATTATTCTTCTAGCAAAGATTCTTTAGCGTCTTTTACCTTTTGAATTACTTGATCTTCAACAAAAGTATAGACACGATTCATTGCATCACTTGCAGTCTCTTCGTTGCGAACAAAATCAACAACGCCAAGATCAACCCTCAATGATTGAAAGTTTCCTAAATTTAATGTGTATCCCAGAGTTGCTGATACTTTTGTGCTGTTATTTTCTTCCATACCCCACCACTTTCATAGTTAAATATTCTCTGCCCACACAGGAATATATCTGCCATCTTCTGTCTTCGTATATGTAAGTATACCGTCTCCCATTCGCCGTGTCAATTCTTGGCTAGTTGGAGTCATATTATTTGTTATTAATTTGTCTTTTCTTGGTTGACCTATATGTATAGTAGAAAGTATAGCACGTATCTCTCTAACCATGCTTTCTGAATAGTAGGACCTTATTTGCCATCCTCTTTCACCATTTAGTCTTGCGCCTATTGGTGGAGGAATTATTCCATTTTTTATTAGTCTAGGCATATATTTTCTGTGACGATTTACTAGCTTAGCAGTTTCAGTAACGGTGTATGCACGTTCTCTATTTTTTCTAAAATCAGAACGAAGACATGTTTCTAAACAATCTTTAGTAATGTTATAAACAGAAACTAGTCCAGTAGATCTTGAGCTATGATAAAGTCTAACTAAATCATTATTTAAAAACCATATTTTTTGATTTCCTTTAATTACAGTTTCGTTATTGTAAGCTTCGCTCTGGATAATTCCTTTGCTAGTAACCATCTGCCCTGTTCACTTTCTCTAGGTGGATGAAAAAAAGATCTTAAACCGCAAGAAATACAATATGTTTCCATGTGCATAAGACTTGAATATTGTCTATCAAGCAATACTCTGCCCTTACATTTTTTACAAATCACTATCTTTTACTCTTAATTTGGAACTCCAACAATAACTAAGTGTACTGCTAAAGATACGTTTCCAGAAGATCCAAATCTTACAACACCTTCAACTTTTGAAGTTGTTGGAGTTTTTAAAATTACACTTACGTTTTGTCCAGCTGGTGTTTGTCCAGTATTTACTGCTGTTGCTGAAATAATTGGTGCATATTTAAAATCGCTATAGTCGTAAGTAAATGTTTTTTCATTTCCAGCAGATACTGTTGAATTGTTTGCAACCTCAACATATCCACCCACTATTCTAGTTTCAGATGTTTTTATGTTTTGTTTGTTAGCACTTACCGTATCAATAGTTGTGTAATTATATGTTGCTGAAGAAACCTGTGAAGATAGATCATTAACAGCTTCAACTAAGCTATATAAATATGTAACATCAAGAGGTTGTCCTCGTTCTGGTAGCGGTACTTTAGCCATTATCTCTCCATTATATCATTAGATCGTATGCATTGCAGGGTTATAAACACGAAGATTTGTTGTATCTCTTGTTATTGGTTCACCCTTTAAATAAATTTCTATTGTTACTCTATTTGGAGCACTTAGTTGATCTACCCCGTTAATAAAAAATGTTGAGGGATGAACAAGACTAATAGAATTACCAGACACTCTTTGAACATAGTTCCAGTCTCCATTTCCAGCAGGTTTACTCCATTTTACCCATACATCATAATCTTTAGCCTGACTGATTACTTGAGTTCCTATTTTAACTGTAACTGTATCCCAAGCAACAGTTGTTATTCCTGAAGAAACAATTGTTATATTTCCAGAAACATAGATATATTCTGGATCAAGTGTTACTATTGGAGACCAGTGTGAAGTTCTGTTTTTATCTTCAGAAACAATCCTATATCTAATGTCATATTTTTCAGTAATACTGCTTATTGTTGGAAGGTTATCTTTTTCAACTTTAAGTTTTTTAATATTTTGATCAGCCACTACTATACCCCTACTGAAAATCTAAATTCAACATAGGTGCTTGTGTTTGGATTTTTTGTAATTGTTGTTGCGCCAGAGGTTTCAATTACTGAGTATCCTATTAATCCATAAAGTGGGTTTACAGTAGCAACATTTTCTAATCTTAAAGCATCTAATGCTACATAATAATTGCCAGACGGATTAACTCCATCAATAACACATGCATATATTTTAACTATAGAAACAGCATTCCAATCAAAACCAGAAGTTGTATACAGCTCTTGAATTTGTTTTGTTACAACAAAATATCTTTCTGTGGCAAGATCATATTCTCCACCACTGCTATCGTCAACAACTTCTGCTTCAAGTCTTGCATACTTTGTTCCATCTGTATTTTCAAATGAAACTAAAACTCTGGCTCTTTCTGGTTGAGTACCAGAACCA